TTGAATGTGGATCGGCGTCTCTACGTGCACGGAACGATGTGCCGGTGGTGCAAGATTTTCCAAGGCTCGGATGTTTCCACCAGTGGCAAAGTCATCAGTCGAGTCTACGACACCTCTGGCAACATCGTCAGCGAGAACATTCCGTTGGAGCTGGTGGCCAACGAGAAGCTCAACAACGCAGCAATCAAGGCCATCGGCTCAGCTCACACCACGGTCGATCTCCGGGATGGCGAGCTGGTCACCGCGGTCATCTATGATGACAACGGACACGTCGTGTCGAAGCGACAACTGCTGGTGGAGAACACCGCATTCATTCGCCCGACAGATGCCAATGCACGGTACATCGTCGGTATCTCGATGCGCTCGCCGTTCATTTCGAGTGCCGATCCGAAAACAATTCGCTACCCCCTGAACGTCCCTCTGGAAGGGCTGAACCTGACAGGGGTGGTTCACTTCAGCAACGGGGACACAGCAGAATACCCTGTCGACGGGACTCGGTTCAAGCTGATGGGTTTCGATGAATATGTCGCAACTCAAGTTGGGCAGACTCTGTACCCTGTGCTGAAATACGCACTTGGTCAGAACGAGTTCAATTACGTTGGCATGGTTGGTGGGGATGGGCATATTGCGGAATACTACACCGCAGTGACCCTGAAAGCTGATGGCACCTACGGTGTGAAGCTCTATCCAAGTCTTGTGTGGGTCGATCCGATCGTCGGGTACCGGCTGAAGTGGTGGCTCTACAACCTCAACCGGGACATTGTTTACGATGTCACGAGTTATGTGAGGATCAACGCAAGCTACTCGGCGTACGATCCAGTCGCTTATGGCGTGCTACAACGTTTGAGTGTCTCGATCAATCTGCGAGATGCGAATCCCACCTATCGCAGTTATGTTCACACGCAAACAGTGAGCATTGTCATCGAACGTCAAGGCTCTGAGCGCACCACCAACTGGACGCTTGGCTACACTCCGGACCAATCTCCAAGGTACGGTGTTGATGTTTTCATGGCGACGCAAAAACTGGCTGTGAACAACTTCAAGCTCCGAGTGGATTGCAAACAAACCACCCAAGCTGCATGGCTTGCAAAGCTGTATTACAGCACGAAGCCGCTCTTTGATCCTTCGAAAGAAGTGGGTCCGCTGGAGCCGACCCACTTCGCCATCGTGATCGGTGCTACACGCACCGAGTACGCCCTGAGTGATTGGAACGCAACGCTGACGTGGGTACAAAACGTACCAGACTACTCGACGGCTCACATTCAATTCATCCGCAAGTCTGGTGGGGTGGATCTGAACTTGGCAGTGGCGGGTCTGCCGGTCTACTACGTGGATCAAAACTGGGTGACTGTCGCTTAACACCGACGATGTAACCGTCATAAATGGGAGGCCCGGCCTCCCATTTATGCTGCTCATGTCACCGAACACCGCTGTAGTAGTTTCGACGAGCTTGAGCCTCTTCGTCTTTCTTCTTCTGCTTGAGTTGATTGAGAACTGTGTCGATGTTGAATGCCTCGGTTTCACCAAGGATCAAACGACGACTGAGTTGCCGCATTTCCAACTCGTAGCGAGCGAGAACTACTTGGGAGCGTTCATCGTCCATGAGTTTGATCAACTCACGAATACGAACACGCAGGCGGTCCTGTTCGGTCTTTGTGAAGGCTTCTTGCCTGGAAAGAACCTTTGTTTCAATTTTCTCAGTGAGCACTTCTGAGGCATGAATGCCGTAGCTGTGCAAGTTCTGCGCCGCGGTGAGGAGCCATTGCGAGAGGAGCCACCCAATCACCAAGTCATCGTTACCGTCTTCTTGGTGATCGATGCGACCCTTCCGATCAACCAGTCCAGTGATCTGTGCGGCAAGCTCATGGTCACGAACAGTGGTAGCACTGCTCTTACACGCACTCATCAGGGTCGTGGAGTACAATTCTGAGCGACTTGTCTTTCCAGATCCAGAGGTGGCAAAGCCGAAATACTTCTTAGCGCGCACGTAGAGTGAATCATCCCGACGTGTCATCGGCAGACTGGCTTCCCGGTAGAGTGAATCGTGCTCGATCGGGTCATTCATCACCCAGTTGAAGAGGCGTTCAAACGGATCGATTCCGTGCTCTGGGAGCATCAGGAGCAAATAGTCAATGATGACGATTGCAGAAGACCTGCGCTCAATGATCATCGTGGCCAGTGGCATGGTCTCAAGAACATGGACCAAGAACTTGGCGAACACGATCAGGTTTGTTTCGTTGAATTTACCCTTGGCAATAACCTCACCAGTCCCCACGTCACGTTGGACGAAGGAAATATCATCCCCACCCGTGCCGTCAGATGTGTCAATACCAATCACACTTGGGCGGGTTGAGAGATAGTGCTTGATGTGAGCTTGCGGGATATACCAGTACAGTATGTATCCTTGTGGGTAGATTTGATCATGCAGGGCTGGCGTAACCGAATTCGAGATGGCTTCGAGCAAATGAACTGGAATGGGGGACTTTGATGTACCCGATGTCCAGCGATTGAAGTAGTCACGATTGGCTTCCTCAGGAGTAGGGTTGGTTTCTTCCAAGTTCTCCTTGAGCCATTTGTCGGTCTTGCCAAGCTGACGGTGTGAGAACACGCCATAAATCCGGCTCACTCCACCTCTGGAATTGCGACGAACCATCTCATCAAGTTCTTCTGGTCCTTCAGCATCGTAGAAGCGCTCAGACCAAAGGGCAGAATCTTCAACCAGACTGTAGATGTATTTCCCACTGTCATCGTCTCGCTTGCCTGCGGTGGTTGTCAGGGAGATACCGTAGGGCTCGCCTTCGCGCTGCGCTTTTTCACGCACGGCACCCATCGCGGCCATGGCGGCCGGATATGCCAAACGAATGTTGACTTGGAATGGGCCTTCATCTACCCGGAAAACTGGGCTGGTCTGTCCCCGTGCAGCGTTGGCTGCTTTCTTCACAGAAGCCTGTGGGACATGCACCCGCATGAGGTTGTGGAACTTGTTGACTGAAAAAGCTTCTGTGTTGTTCACGTCTGATCTCAATTTGAAATTGAGGTAGTCGGGCAGCTCTTCGTAAATATCCTTCATGTCTCGGATAGTTGCTGCTCGAAGCGTGTCGTCTTTTGTCAATAAATTGATTTCAGTATTCTGACAACGGAAGTTCATCAGGTCAGCAGTCATTACGTTCGTACAGAACGTCTTACCTGTTTGACGAGGTTGTGTCAGAATGAAGGTGATGTGGTTCAGAAAAGCCCACCATGCCGCCAGATTCCCACGGTTGGCTTCGATCGGACTTGAAATAACGCCAGTTTTTGGCGGGACCCGCCAAACATTACGAACAGCGTACCAGAAATTTTGCCGACATTCCACGGCAATCATTGCCATTTGCTCGACTGTCAGATACGGCGAATGTGGATTTACTCCTAAGAGCTTCGGGTTGTGCAAGGCTAACATGAACAAATGGTTCTTTACCCCCATTTGTTTTAGCATGTAAGCTTTCTCAAGAAACGTTTTGTTGAGTTGACTGGTGTCAACGATCGCATTGGGGTATTTTTCCCAATCTTTTTGGAAAATAATGGTCATTTTTGCGGTTCTCCAAGATGGCATAAAGGATCTATACGATGTTTGCGGCATAAATGCCCTGCTGAACAGCGAGCAGGGCATTTATGTTTCTCTCAGGTGCTGAACACCAAATCCAAATAAGCGTTGATTGCCTCTTTTCGCTTTCGTTCACGACCCGTATAGCGATTGGTTAGGAGCGGAAACACCATGACTTTACTCAGATGTTCTTTCAGCGTTGTAGGCGCCGCCTCATCGCACTCACAGTACACGGTGTAAACAACCCGCTTGCGGTCCCTGGAGAACCACCGGTTATAGAGACACCTGATTGTCGATTCTTGGCAGAGGATTCGGAAGGAAAACCCAGCGTCTGTTCGGATTAAATAGCTCGACAAATCGTCGCTACTTGTCTCACGAACGTAGACCTTTGCTCCTTTGAGATCCTCGTATTTATTGAATGCTGCCTCGATGACGTGTTGAAGAAGTACCCGCATGACATTTCACTTGGAGAGGTAGTGCCGCATGGTGAACGCACGTGCAATCAGATACAAGCAGAACGCCGTGCGAACCGATGCGATCACTGCTTCGTTTTTGACCTTCGTCCCATCTCGGACATATCTTTCGACTTTGTCTTTGATTTCCATGAGCTTCGGATCATTTGCTCTGGATGAGGTGTAGGTCCCTCGAATCTTCGAGAGGATGCTGACCAATCCCTCTTTATGCCTGAGCAACTTGCTGTTCTCACTCAGGTACTCGAA